CAAGCACACAATCCTATTTGATCTATGTATGGGTTGATTGCTGTACCTTTCATAAATCTAATTACAAATTCATGTGGCACCTTGTAAGCTGCAATACTACTACCGTCACCGTATCTTTCAGGCAACATAGCGTCTTTGATAGCATGTAATATCTTATTAACCACATCTGATTCCTCTTTACTACGTGGTGTAAATTTAAATGTAAAACTAAAATTTCTGTAATCTATACCATTGAATATCATCTCCTGCATGGCTGCTGGGGCAATACCTGTTCTACGTTGCAATGCAGCCTGTGTACCTGACAATAGACCACCAGAGGCAAATGCACCTACACCTGATACAGCCTTACCTAATTGTGCTGTAATTGATCCTAAATCTGACCCAAAGAATTTACCACTATTAACTGCGTCTTTTAGTTTTGCCATTGCACCTGTTATCATACCGACCTCTTCAGCACCATAGTCGGCCTGCATATTGAATTTTAATGTTTGTGGCATGTATATTGCAATTGTATTTTTTATATTTCTAGCAGAACCTTTACCTGTAGGTATACCAAACCCTATGTTAGAAGAGCCTTCACCAAAAAATCTATTTGCATTGTACACGACCTTGTTAAGGTTGTCTGCTCTTTTTGTTAAGTATTGATTACCTACACCTTTACTTGAACCACTACCACCTTCTTCCGTTACACGTTCTATAATATCAAATAACATGTAATGCTCTTGGTCTTCATGGTTTATAGGGTACACAAAAAAGTTATTGCTCATTGAGTGTCTTGTTGATGTGTAATCAGCGTTACCAGGATTGTAATTTATAACACCTGCTTTACTTGCTATCGTTCTAAATGATGGTATATTACGACCTTGTAAAACGTTGCCTTTGTTCTTCAGGCCGTTGATTAGTGTTGTTAGTGCTTTAAATGCTTTCATATTAATATTTATTAAGGTATCATCACAGATTGATCTTTAACTGTACTATCTGGATTTGATGTTCCTATGTTTGTTGAACCGTATTCTGTTTTGTTTGTTGTATTAGATGAGCTGTTATTAATATTATTAATTGTAGTACCAGCCTCACCATTACCTATTGTTAATTTCTCTATTTTATCTGCCTTTAATTCTTCTACATTGTCAAGTTTCTTTTGATCGTTCTTTACAAGGCCTAAATCATCATGTTGGTCAGCAACTGATGGTGTGTCACTATCGCCTGCAAGAAACTTAGCAGTCTTTTTCTTATCTACTAAACCAAATGTTAAACCAGATAAGAACCCAGCAAAACCTGATGAAGCTTTATCTCTTAATGTTATTTCTTCGCCTTCTTCTTTGTCAAGTAAATCACCTGCTTGTGCAACACCCTTAGCAGCGTCAAATATACCCATAACAGCAGCAAGAGGTAAGAATACACGACCTGCAACTCTAGCAGCACCACCTGCTACTTTACCTGCTATCTTAGCACCTTTTTTAACATTGTTTTTTACGAGTGTGCTTGTTTTTACTTTTGTCTTTTTTGCGTCTTTTTTATCTGTTGTTGTTACTGCTTTCGTGCCTGTACCAGTACCAAGTACCTTTGGTTTTGCACCCACAGGTCCTTTAGGTGCCTTTGGTGGTAGACCTAACATACTTCTCATTGAGCCTGCAAGTGTACTACCTAATCCTGTGATTGAAGATGTAATTATGCCACCTAGACCTGATAAGGCAGCAAGAGGTAACAATGCACTACCTATGCCCTCAAAGAAACCTTTATCATCTTCTTTTTTACCATCTAATAATTCGTTTGTAAGTTTTGATTCTTCGTAAATCTTTTCTAATAAATTTGATGATGTATCAAATTGTTTATCTGATTCTCTTTCTTGTTCAGTTGCCTCTTCACTATCTGCAAGACCACTATCGGCAGTATCAGGCATAAGATTCATACCTAACGACCCAGCAGTTGCGTCTTTTGCTATATCTTCTCTACCACCTTTTGTACCTGCAGCTGCACCTGTTGATGTACTACCGCCTCCTTTTAAAGCACCTTTTGTTTCTTTTCTACGTAATTGTCTTTTAGCAGATATACCTCTTTGCTCTGCTCTTTCTTCAGACTCAATTGCTCTTTCTATTCTCTTGCCTATGATAGGTACATTTGTAAGACCTATTCGTTTAGCAAGTTTAAGTGGTTTTAATTCTTTTTTAAAATCTCTAAATGATAATGATAATTTAGTTGATAACCCTAATACTTTTTTTAATTCAGCATTTGTTTTACCTACAGTTGCTTGAATATATGCAAGTTCTTCCTCTGAAATAATACCTTTTTTAAATAGACCTTCATACTCTTTGATTGTTTTTTCTGTAGTTTGTTGTTGAGTTTTTGCGTCATCAAAATCCATGCCTTTCAAAGAGTCAAGTTCAACAACAGAATAATCTATTACAAAGTTGACTATCTCTTGTCGTATTTCTGCGTCATTAAGCTTTGCCTGACTCGTATAACCAGCAGACCTCTCTAATTGAGATTGGTACTCCTGTAACGAGTCAGATATAGCAAACTTAGGATCAGATTCATCTTCTTTTTGTCTTTTTAGAATTGACTTAAAGTTTTCTGCTGACGCCTTTTTAAAGACTTTGGATTCTGCTGTTGTTGCCATTATTCTTTATTCTTAACTTTTGATGGTTTACCATTTACGTATATTGCAAACCAACCTGCACCAGCCCCTACAACTACTGACACTAACCCTGCCTGTGCGTTGTTAGGATTTTCTAGTGCCATAAACCAATTGATTACATCTAAAAATGCCCAACCATAAGCAAGCATTAATAGTCTTGGTACTAGTCTCCAGTTAGACATCAATTCAGGTATCTCTACCTCAATAAAATGCCATAGTGATTTAACACCGTGTTTGAAACCTGCCCAGCCTGTGCTAAGCATATTTTTTAAAAAGTTCATATTATCTCCCTCTTTGTTTTTCTCTTATTTTCTCGTTTTCTTCTCGTATATGCTGTAACAATAAGTCAACATATATTTCCCTCTCCCATGGTAACATTCCTTCAAGGTCACCTAATGAGTATTTATGGTATTGCATTAAAGCAAAGTTTGTCCTATAAAAACTCTCTAGGCTTTCATGTAAGAGGGTAACTGAAAAAAATCAGACGCTCCTTGTAATAACATTTCATGCTCTACACCAGATTTAGGGTTCTTGTATTTGATTGTATGACTTATGATAGGCAACGTTTCAAAAAAGTCTTTTAACTTTTTAAATTGTGGCATAGTCAAGTTGTCAACAAACTGCTCAAGTTCTTTTGGTTCAAGGTCTTGTGTTTCAAACACCTCATCACCATTGTAAATCTGAGCAATACAATCTCTCATCAAATTAACTGTAAGGTCAATTATAGTCTTCTTATCTGACACTTCAATTATAGTAGGCACTTTCATTATCACACCGTAATCTTTTGAAAAAGGTATATGTGTGTTCACCTTTTTACTAAAGTCTGGCTTTACACTCTCAATATTAAAATCATAATCTACAATTTGTGTTTCATCATCTGGACATTTTAGTTTAAGTTGTACAGTTTCACCTATTGACTTTGATCTTATGTTCAACCATAACCATTCAAAATCGTAAACTGGTAACTTCGTAACGTCAATACCATCTGTCAATACACAAGTTTGAACAGTTTTGATTAGTGTATCAACCATCTCCCGTTCTACATTGTTCTCTACAGACATCAATAAAATCTTTTCTTCTTTTACTAAAAATGGTCTGTACTTTACCTTTGCACCGTTTGACAACATCAAGTCATGCTCAGGCGTCTTCATAAAATTAAGCATTATTTACTCCTTTAATATAATATATCACGTATAATTTTAGGGTCTGGTAGACCTTTCGGGAACACACGCCCTCCCGTTACTCGCCCAATAGGCAAATTCCTTCTTAGCTTTTCATAGACCTGTCTACCTGCTCTACCTATCTCGTTACCTATACCAAATGGTAAGTTATCTAAAAAGTTAGTTTGTAGTGCTGTAGTGTTTGATCTATATTCTAATCTATTCTTTTTGTGTCTTCTATTTTCTACATCCATACCTTGTCTTAAATAGTTCCATGCTGATGTAGCATAGTTTCTGTATGTAAATGTTACACTTGTTTTTACTATTTGATTTTGAGCGTCATATGACAATGGTGTAGAAGCAATAGTTTTAGGCCATACTTCGTACATCTGTACCTGATATGATGTGAAACCAGATGAGTCACCTAAACTTTTACGTATTGTTTCCCTATCTTTTACTGCGTCACCTGATGGCTCAAAGTTAGCAAGGGCTGCTGTAAATGATTTATGTAATGGTGTAATCGTTATCATACATGGTGTAGCATAGTCATCATAATAACCTACATTGTGAGTAATAGGATCTACGATAGAGTTTTGCCATGCCTCAAAATATAATCGTTCATCATAGTTAACACTTGTATAAAATTCTAATGTGACCTCTTCAAAGCTAACGTTCTTTGCTATCGCTCTTTTAGGGCCGTAGTATGTTTCATTTACATCATCTGTAATTGTTTTACCTGGTAATGAAACGTTAGAACAGAATAGGTCCATTCTTAATTGTAAATTCTCTTTTATTGCACCTGCTAGTCTACCACTTTTGTTTAATCTTGCTGCTGCTTTTTTACCACCTGTAGGGTCAGAATAAACATAGTCACGTGGTAATGCTTTACTTTGTGGTCCGTCAATCGTACATAAAAACTGCGTAGGTCTAGCCAACCCACCAGCCTGTGTTAGACCTGATCTAAATTCATTGAATACAGAATTGTAATTAGATGATACGTTGTTGTATGAGAATCTTCTATTTGTTTCTGTTGTACTGAATTGTGGTTTACTAGGTGGTATACCTAATCGTATATCCATGTCACCTATTCTTTTACCTATACTAATTAATGACATTAAATAAATCTCCTACTATCTGCATAAACTTGTCCTACAGACGCCTTTTTAAATCTTTGTACAGGTAGATAAATTGCTGTTGCAGCCTCATCAGCATTTATTCTTAAAAAACCTGTCTGTACATATGCGTACAAATATTTCTTTATTGTTGGTTTTACTATTTTAACGTTCTTTACATCATCATAGGCAACTTCAAATCTTGTATTCTTATCAAATCTTCTATCAGACGCTGTTGCCTGCATACGTTCTAATAGTTTAAATCTCAATAGAGGTGGTAGATAGTGAAAGTTCATACCCATAAACCCACCTGATATTGGTTCTAATGGCAACACTAATGGGAACACGTCATAATAAGGTAGAGTTTTTCTTAATTTAGGATTGTACCCAAACAAGTTCAATCTACCTACGCTAGGACGACCATTTAGTTTGTTTTGTCTAAACAATTGTCTAGCAGTTGTACCACTCGCTATCTTATTTACTTGCGTTCTATACCAAGTAGCAGATTTCTGAGCGTCTCCTGCTCTTTGTTTGATTGTATCAAATACACTTGCCATACTACTATTTATGTTGATAATAAATAGATTCTATGAAGAAGTTGAAGAATCCAGATAAACGCCCTTATTCAGGTATATACAAACCACTCAACCCACAGAAATATAAAGGCAATGTAAACAACATTATTTATAGGTCTAGTTGGGAGAAACGTTTTATGATATATTGTGATAAAACTAGGGCTGTTGTGGAATGGGGTAGTGAAGAAATAGCAATATATTATCGTTCAGTTGACAATAGGCCACATAGATACTATCCTGACTTCTATATGAAAGTTAGACAATCAAACGGCACGTTTAAGAAGTTCATTGTAGAGATTAAACCTAAAGCACAAACACGTAAACCTAAAAAACCTTTACGTGAAACTCGTACTTATAAAAATGCGTTGGTTACTTATGAGAGAAATAGAAGAAAGTGGTCAACGGCGTATGCTTGGTGTATTAAACGAAACATGAAATTTCTGATACTAACCGAAGATCATCTTAAAACGTTTTAAAATCTTTTAATATTTGTAGTAAATCTATATCGGCCATTCGGTTGACGTATTCAAATGCTTTATCTTGTGTATAAGTTTGACCATACTTGTCGTAATAGTTTATAATCTGATTTTGAGCATTCAATGAGCGATCTAATTCTGGCATAAAAAATGTTAGTCTAATAGGTGTGTATCCCTTTTCAACTAATAAATCTACTTTTCTATATTCTTTATTCTTATGGTCGCCGTCTGTGCCTGCATCCCGCCATTTGATTTCATATGCTAGTTTCTTATCGTGGTTTAGAACATCAATCTCAAATCTATTAGGGTGTTGACCAGGGTTGTCAATGTATTCACTTTGACCACCTTCAACATCTTGTATAATAAATTTAACTGCTGTATCAAATATTCTTCCTGCGTTTGTGCTTAATATTCTTGCTCTATTGTGATACTTCTCCATCAATTCTATCTCTTTCTTATCGTAAAAGAGCTCATAAATTAAATGATGTTTGTTTGTAAAGCCATTCATTCTATCTTGTGTATCATTAATATTAGTCATAATCTTATTATGATAGCCAGAAATGATTTTATGAATATTGCTTTTGAAGTAGTCTTTAGGTCTATCTATTTTGATTGGTAACATATTAGAGAAGTATTATGGGTGGCCCGAAGGCCACCCTATTTGAGAAAGTGAGAGAGATAGATTATGAATCGTCTTCAGCTAGTTTACTAAAGTACGAAAGGTCATCGCTTTCGTTAGACGATTCAACTTTCTCTACCGAGTTGTTAGAAGACGTTGGTATGTCGTTACTGACAGGTGGGAGGTCAATATCTTCTACTGACTCGGTACTTCTTTGTCCAGTAAGTGTCTTATTCAGTTTCTCTTTGAGTTCGTCATAAGACTTAAAGTTACTTGGATCAATGAAGGCTTTGAGAGCGTATTGAGATTGCCAAATCTTGTTAATCTCATCATCAGTATCTTTTAATTTACTGACTGGCTCAAATTCTGATTTATCATAATTCCAGTAGCCGTCTACCTTTCTGATTTTTAGTTTAAAGTTTGCACCTTCCCAAAAATCAAATGGGTTTACAGCCTTTTCATCTTCAAATGCTGGGTTCATTGCTTCAGTAATCTTATCAAAGATTTTCTTACCGAATTTAAACAAGAACACTTTGCCTTCATTCTCTGGATGTTTAGGATCAGATACTACAAAGATATTAGAATAGTAAGATAACTTTCTTTTTCTCTTTCTAGCAATTTCTTTATCGGCTTCTATGCCTGTATTCCACAACCTTGTGTTTTCTTCACTAACAGGATCCTTTTTGTTTAGTGTAGTTAAAGAGTTTTCAATATACCATTGACCACCTGGTCCTTGAAACGCATGGTTCCAGACTCTCTGCCAAGGCATATCTTCGCCTTCTACAGCAGGTAAGAATCTTAATACTGCGTAACCATTGCCAGACTTATCTAGTTCAGGTTTCCATAACCTGTCGTCTTGGTACTTGTTTTTCTTTTCGGGTTGTTCTATTGTGTTTTCTAACTTCTTCGTTAGTACGTCAAAATTTGACTTTGACTTTTTTAGGGCTTCTAATGCACTTGACATTGTATTTTCTCCTTGTATATATTGTTGTACGTATTTGTATTAATGTAAGTATTACTATTATTTATACTGGCAACATACTCAACCATTATAATATTGTATCACCATTTACTGATATTGTCAAGCAGCTGTGCTTGAGTAATATATGTTAAATTCTTCTCGTTTCCTAGTAGTTTTTGATTAGTTGTATTGTCATCATCTGCCTTGTTTACCTTATAAAATGACACTTTAGGGTTGTCTTTCAATACTCGTAACCACTCTGCTTCCCATACACCTGTAGGTTGGGGTTCATAATGTGCTGATGAGTAGTTTTTAGTGCCTTTGTACATATTATTAAACAACTTTGTATCTGATCTTAAATCCATACCTATCATATAAACCTCATCTAGTTCACTATATTTACATGCAACATGGCCTGCTGTAGCACCAGCATGATAACCTGGGTCTTCCCATTCTTGTGTCTTATCGCCGTCTGTGATCCACGATACATAAATGTGGGTGTTGTCAATATCTTTTTTAAACTTCGTGCCATCTTCTTTTCTTATCGTTGCCTCACCTTTGATTGTATGAGCATTCATAACGTACATGTCACCTTTATCTGCATTTGTAACTATCTTATCTGCATTGTCTTTATCCTGTGTATGTAACATGCCTTGTAACATTGTATCATACATAAAGTTAGGTACTTTAGTCCACTCTCTAAAATAACAAGGTATCTTATGAGCAATACCTTTGTGGTATATTTCATGTGTCATTGTGCTATCAACTGCGATCAATACATCTGGCAATGGGTTATCTCTATAGTAAGCATTACAAGCATATATCTTACCATACTTCTTTAATGTTGTCAAGTCAAAGTTCTTACGTGACTCACCATTACCTATAATAAATGCTCTTTTCTTCATAATCTTACCTTGTCTAGGCCATCTTTCATCAGCAGTAGGAAATCTATCTGCCTTGTTTCTTCTGGATTGTTCTAACCCAATTCTTAATATCTCTTCCTCTTTAGGCCATTCTTCATCAAAATATTTAGCCATAATAATAATTCAATATACCCATAGAATATATTGCAAGTGATATAGCATTCAATACGATTAACGACCTATCATGCCATAACAAACCTACAATTAACCAACCTATGAAACCTATGTTAGCAATAAACATGTTTATAGGAAACAATTCTACTGCTGTAAACATCATAGCAATGATTAGTGTAATACTACTTGCCCACTTGATGTACCATGACAAGTCACCTCTAGGTGTTACCTTTTTATAAACTCTGCTTGAGTTTAGTTTGGCAATCTTATCATCTAATTTTTCTTTTATAGGTTCTATGGTCATTTCCTTTTTTTCTTTGTTATGTGTTGATAGTCTAGGTATTGTGAGCACCACTCATAAAAACTATCATTATTAGCAGGCCAACATGAGGCAAATGTTTTGTCCTTACGTTGTTGTCTATATTCTTCTCTTACTTCTTGCTCTGTTAATTTACCCTCTGCCATCTAACTCTTTCAAATTGTTTTCTTTCCATTCTTTAGTTGTTTCAGGTCTTCCCCATTTATCTATTTCGTCTTGTGTTCTACTACAACCCATACAATAACCACTATCTTGGTCAATTGTACATATGTTTATGCACGGCGTAGGTACATAGTCATCACTCATACAAACACCTCTTTCATTATAAACTTACATTTAGTAAGGTTAAACTTAATAAAAGGTGATAATTTCTTTATTTTAAACGATTTTTCAGGCCAGATAACTGTTTCAGCAATCTCTTTGTCCCATCTTTTGACAAATGATAAAACTTTATCCAAGATGATGATTGTCTGTACTGATATTTTTTCAGATAGAAGTAGTCGTAGCAATCGTGGATGTTGCCCACTATGTACACGAAACACATCATCAAACTGAATCCTATTATCATTAATGACATTAGAAAGCAATACACAATCAGCTCTAAAGTTGTACGTAAAAGATTGATTATATTTCTTCCACTTGTTATAAGTTGTTTCTCCATCTGCTCTAACTAGGTTACCTATCCATGTTTTTGAATTATGGAAGAAATTAGATACAAAATAGTCTAGCATTTCTTCCTTTGTATATTTAGTTGTAAGTTTATGAAAAAAGAACCTATCATTACGTTTTAAAAATGTGTTAAATGTTGAATTAACTTTGGCATTGTGCCTGTAAAAATCATAACTATCGGAAGTGAAGTGTAGTTTAATAGCCAAATATAATGTATAAGCCTCATAACTGTTCATATAGGTAAGATCGCTGTGCTTGATCGTTCAACCAAGTTTAGTTTTTCTGCCTCTTCTTTTATCTTTTCTTTTAGTGACTTGTTAATTAAAGGACCTACAGACGCTGTGTCAATATCATTTTCTTCACAATATTTGAGTACGGCATCCAGATAGGACATCCTTTTCTCTTTTACTAT